TCAACCCTTTGCCGGCAACTCGAACGGCCTGAACCGGATCACCTCCTCGCCCAGCCAGTCGTTCACCTGCTGCAGGCGTGCCTGGATGGGTTCGAGTTCGTTGATGGCCCACACCTCGGCTGCCTCGCGCAGGCTGCCGAAGCCGCCGGCGTTCTGCGGGACGATGCCCATCAGTTGCGGCGGGATGCGCAGCGCGGCCAGCAGGTCGTCGCGGCTGATGTTCTTGATGCTGCCGAACTCATCCTTGGCCGCCACCTCGCTCACCGGCAGCAATTGGATGCCATCCTTCTTGCCGCCCGGGGCGTACATGAACAGGTTGCGGAAGTTGCCTGGCCCCTTGGCGTTCTTCAGCGCAGTGCGGAGCGCGGCAACGTCGCCCTCGTTCTGCGCGGCGTCGGTCATGTAGAGGATGAACCCGGCGTGGCTGCCGTTCTGGTAATACTTGCGCCGGAACAGGGTCGCCGACTCGTTGAGCAGCGCGCTCTGCAGGGCGGCCAGCCACTCCGGCAGGCCGTAGATCTCCTGGTTGATGTCGGCCTCGCGCAGGTGCAGCACCGTGCCAACCTCGAAGGCGTGTTCGTCCTTCCAGCCGCGCACCTGGAAGTACTCACCCGCCTCGACACCCACGCGCATGTACTTGGCCAGCGGCGGCAGCAGGCCCAGCGCCTGGCCGAGCATGTTGCGACGTTTCTCCAGGTAGGCATTGCCGCACCACAGCCAGTCCAGGGCGAACTGCCCGAACGCGGCGCGGCTGAGCAGTTTGTGCGGGATGAAGGTGCGCTCGAGCATGTTGCGCTTGAAGCCGATGCCGCTCTGCAGGTAGACGCTGGCCCGGGTGGACTTGGCCAGGCCGTCAAGCGACAGCGGCGGTTCGTACCAGCGGCCGTTCTGCCAGCACTCCAGGTAATCGAGGATCTCGCGGCCATCGAGCACCGGTACCGGGTCGCCGAAGGTGAAGGCCTCGATGCCGGGCTGCGCCGCAGCGGTTTCAGTGCTCATCAATAGATCTCCATGAAGCTGCTGTTCTGGGCGGTGCGGCCCTCCAGCGGCTCGTTGTGCAGGGCGTGCATGAGCGCCCAGGCGAGGTCGGCGTGGCCGGTCTCGTCGGTGCGCCCGGCGGTGTAGGTGAATTGGCGGCCGCTGGCCGTCATGGTTTTGCGGATGGCCATCAGACTGGAGGCCATGTCGGTCCAGCCTGCGTCGAACTCCAGGCGGCCGCTCTTGATCACGTCCCAGGTCTTCATCACCAGGCGCGTCTTCACCTCGGGCGAGTAGCTGAAGGTGGTCAGGCCGGGGAAGAACTGGCGCACCAGCTGGGCGACGCCGGTGCCCATGCCGGTGGTGTCGATGCCGATGTAGGTCACCCAGAAGCGCTGAGTCACCTGGCGGATGAACTCGGCCTGGGCGGCGAAATCCATGCCCCGGAACTGGTGGCGCTCGATCACGCGGAACTTGCCGCCGGGCACCATGGGCGGCGCGACCACCACCAGGCCGGCGCTGTCGCCGGACTCGGCCGGGTCATAGCCGATCCACACCGCACGATCACCGAACGGGCGCTGCGCGAACGGCTTGTAGTCCTCGGCCCAGGCCTCCCAGCTGTCGATCATGCAGGGCTGCAGCAGCGTCAGCGGGAAGATGCTCGCGCCGTCGTCGACGAACTCGCACATCAGCAGGTTGGCCCACTGTTCGGCGTTGTACTCGAAGCGCAGCTCGTCCAGGTTGAACAGGTCGCAGCCGCGGGCCTCGGCGTCGAGGATGGTCACGATCTGTCGCCAGATCTTGTCGTCGCACAGCCTCCCCTGGCTCAGGGCGTCGTGGCTGACATCCAGCTTGATGTGCTGGGCGCTCGGCTTGCCCTTGTTCAGCCGCTCGCCGGTCCACCACTTGTAGGCCTCGTGCCCCTTGCTGGAGGGGGTCGAAAAGTAGGTCTTGCGCCACTTCTTGTGCAGCGCCATGCCCGAGGCGACCTTGTTCAGCTCCTCGAACTTGTGGGTCCAGAAGAATTCGTCGAAGTAGAAGTTTCCCGACCGCCCCTGGGCGGTGCGGTAGTTGGTGCCCAGAAAGTGCAGCTCGGCGCCGTTGGCCAGGATGATCGGGTCGCCGGTCAGCTGGCGGTCCAGGACCTCGCGCGCCATGTCCTGCATGTAGTTCTTGAACTGGTGCGCCTGAGCCTTGCTGGCCGAGAGGAAGATCTGGTTACGTCCGGTGATCGCCGCATCAAGCAGCGCCTCGCGGGCGAAGTAGTACGTGGCGCCGATCTGGCGCGACTTCAGGATCATGCGGGTGCGCTGATTGCCCGCCCGGTACCAGTCCTTCTGGTAGTCGAAGCAGGTATCGAGAAACGCCTCCTGCAGCTTCTCGATGTCCTCCTCGCTGAACTCGTTACGCTTGGGCGCCTTCTTCGGCCCCTCGTTGCGCGCGGCGATGTTCGGGTTCAGGTCGGTTTCGGTGCCGCCGCCCTGGTAGCGCTGGATGCGCGCCTGCCGCTCCAACTGGCGGTGCAGCAGGTCGATTTCCTTGAAGTCCGCCCCGGTCTTCGGGTCCTTGAGCAGCAGTTGCACCAGCCGGGCTTCCAGGGCGCCGCCGATTCGTTCTAGGGTATCGGCCCGGTCCCATTCGTCCCGGCCCTTCCAGGAATGGACGGTCTTCTCCGGCTCGCCCAGGAAGTCGGCGATGTCGGTGATGCGCCAACCCAGCCAGTACAGGAACTTGGCCTGCCGGCGGTTATCGCGGATGGGGATTGCTACGGTCTCAGTCATGGCGGGGCTCTGGCATTCAGCAATGGCAGCGATGCTGCCGCCCGCGCGCGAACCGCCCTAGCACGGGGGGTTGTAACGCCCCGCCCTACAACTCCCCGTCGTTGCCGCTCATCGCGCGCCTGCCGACCATGCCCTCAACCCACTGCACACCCGCAGACCGGATTGAGGACATCCACCGATGAGCAAGAAATTCCGCTCCAAGCTGTTCCGTGTCGCCGTCGAAGGCGCGACTACGGACGGCCGCGAGATCCAGCGCAGCTGGATCGAGGACATGGCCGCCACCTACAACCGCAACACCTATGGTGCCCGTCTGAACTGCGAACACATCAAGGGCCTGGCCCCGGATTCCGTGTTCGGCAGCTATGGCGACGTGCTTTCCCTGGAAGCCAAGGAAGTCGACATCGCCGGCGAGAAGAAGCTGGCCCTGTTCGCGCAGATCGAGCCCACCGAAGCGCTGATCGCCCTGAACAAGAAGGGCCAGAAGATCTACACCTCCATCGAGGTGCAGCCCAACTTCGCCAAGACCGGCAAGGCCTACCTGGTCGGCCTGGCCGTGACCGACAGCCCGGCCAGCCTGGGCACCGAAGCCCTGGAGTTCAGCGCCCAGAAAGGCACCCTGGCCAATCGCAAGCTGCACGCGGACAACCTGTTTACCGCTGCCGAAGAAACCGAACTCGAGTTCGAGGAAGTGGACGACACCCCGTCCAAGGTCGCCGGCCTGTTCAAGAAAGTCAGCGAGCTGCTGGGCAAGGGCAAGCAGACCGACGAGCAGTTCGGCGAGCTGGCCGAGACCCTGGAAGCCATCGCCAAGCACTCGGCAGAGCAAGCCGAAGCGCTGAACGCCGAGAAGACCGCCCGCCAGAGGCTGGAAACCCAACTGTCCACGCTGTCGGGTGACCTGGCCTCCCTCAAAGAAACCCTCGGCAACACCCAAGACCACAGCCAACAACAGCGCCCGCCGGTAGCCGGCGGCGACGGCGTCGTACTGGCCCAGTTCTGACTCTTTTCCCCGGAGCACTCCATGCGTAACGAAACCCGCAAAGCGTTCAACGGCTACCTGCAGCAGGTGGCCAAACTCAACGGCGTCGAGTCCGCCACCGAGAAGTTCAATGTCACCCCGTCGGTGCAGCAAAAGCTGGAAACCGCCATCCAGGAATCCAGCGAATTCCTGCAGCGCATCAACATCATGGGCGTGAACGAGCAGGAAGGCGAAGCCCTGGATCTGGGTACCAATAGCCCGATCGCCAGCCGCACCAACACAGCAGGTGGCAACCGCCGAAACCCTGCCGATCGCACCAAGCTGACCAAGGATTCCTACGTCTGCAAGAAGACGGACTTCGACAGCTCCGTTCCTTATGCAAAGTTGGATGCTTGGGCAAAATTCAAGGACTTCCAAGCGCGTATTGCTAACGCTGTCGCCGGTCAGCAAGCACTCGACCGCATCATGATCGGCTTCAACGGCACTCACGCGGCTACTGCGACCAATCTCGAACAGTATCCGTTGCTCCAGGACGTGAACATCGGCTGGCTGCAGAAGATCCGCACCAGCGCGCCCGACCGGGTAATCGACGAAGTCGTCGAGACCTCCGGTAAGGTGACCATCGGCGCGGCGGGTGACTACAAGACTCTGGAAGGTCTGGTATTCGACGCCCTGCAGCTCTTGGAGCCCTGGCACCGCAAGCAACCAGGTTTGCGCGTCTTCGTGTCCCGGAACCTGCTGCAGAACAAGCTGCTGAAGGCTCTGGAAAAGGGCGCAAGCTCCAACGAGGAGGAGCTGGCTGGTGACGAGATCATCGCGAAGGCCCGCCTTGCTGGCCTGCCCATCGAGGATGCCCCGTTCTTCCCGGATGGCACGGTCCTGATCACCACTCTGGATAACCTGTCCATTTACTGGCAGGAAGGCGCCCGCCGTCGGCACATCAAGGACGAGCCCGAATTCGACCGCATCGCCGACTATCAGTCCAGCAACGAGGCCTATGTGGTCGAGGACTTCGGTCTGGTGGCCTTGGTCGAGAACATCGAGGCCGTCTAATCATGCTCAAGCCTCTTTCTCCCGCCCAGCGCGTACAGCTGCGCAAACGCGCGGCCCAGGAGGCCGCCGCCGCTGCGCCGGCCACCTCCATGGCGGGTGCGACGTCCTACGAGCTGCAGCTGGCCCAGCTGCACCAGGACCGCCACCGTCTGAAACAGATCCAATCGACCGAGGGCAAGATCGAGCTCAAGCGGCAACTGGTCCCGCACTACGCCCCGTATATCGACGGCGTGCTTTCGGCCGGCGTCGGCGCCCAGGACGAGGTACTGGCCACCCTGATGGTCTGGTGCTTCGACATTGGCGACTGGCACAGCGCTTTGCCCCTCGCCCGCTACGTCCTGGAGCACAAGCTGCCGATGCCGGATCGCTTCGCGCGTACGCCCGGCACCCTGGTTGCCGAGGAAATCGCCGAGGCCGCGCTCAAGGCGCTCAAGCTCGGCCAGCCCTTCGAGCTGGCCGTGCTGGAGCAGACCGAGGAGCTCACCCGTGAGCAGGACATGCCCGACCAGGCGCGCGCCAAGCTGCACCTGGCCCTCGCCCGCGTGCTGCTGGGTCTAGTCCCGGACGAGTCTCCAACCTTTGAGCAACTGATCCAGCTGAACGCTGCCCACTCCCACGTGCTGCGCGCCATCGAGCTGCACCAAAACTGCGGCGGCAAGAAAGACCTGGAGCGCGCCACGCGCCTCCTCAAGAAACACGCCACGGTCACCACCGAGGCATAACCGAGCGTCCCCGCGACCCCGGCGGCTCGGGGCGGATCAGCAGGTTGAATCCTTCGCTGTGAAGCCCCGACCACCGCCGACCTGACTCCGAGGCATTGATGAGCGGATTTATCGCCACCGGCACCGCCGAGGCCTTCACCCTGACCAACGACGGCTTCTGGCCGGACATTGATGCCGACCACCTGCGCGCCTCGCTGCGCATGGACGGTACCGTCAGCAACGCCCGCCTGGAACTGGCGGCTGTCAACGCCATGCTCAGCGTCAACCGCGAGCTGGCCCATCTGCAGGCCGAATACCAGGCCGATGGCTACGCCACGCTGGCCGACGTTCCGGCCGCCGAGCTGCAAGGCCTGAGCGGGCTGATTCACCTCTACCGCCGCGCCATTTACTGCACCGCCGGCGCCGAGCTGGCCGAGCGCTACCGGACGTTCGACGCCACCGCCGCCGGCAACCAGCGCGCCGACGACCTGACCCCGAGCATCGACGAATACCGCCGCGACGCCCGCTACGCGATCCGCGACCTGCTGGGCATCACCCACAGCACGGTGGAGCTCATCTGATGGACACGATCCGGGCCACCCAGGGCGACACCCTCGACGCGATCTGCTGGCGGTACTACGGCCGCACGGCCGGCGTGGTCGAGCAGGTGCTGGAGGCCAACCCCGGGCTGGCCAGCCTGGGGCCGGTGCTGCCCATCGGCACGCTGGTGCGGATGCCCGCCGTGGCCACCCAGGCCACCCAGCGCGACGTGGTGAACCTATGGGACTGACCGACCACCCCCTCTCCGAGGGCCAACGAGATGAACAACATGCCTGACCGTCCTGAAACCTGGGCGTTCTTCGCAGCCTGGCTGCAGGAGAACTTCCCCGCGCTGTACGCCGCCCTGCTCGCCGCCGCCATCGCCGCTGCCCGCCTGTTGAATGGCGGCAGCACCTGGCGCCGCATCGCGCTGGAGGCTCTGATCTGCGGCCTCATCACCCTGGCGGCCAGTAACGGCCTCGGGCTGCTCGGCATTCCTGCCTCCTACTCGCCGCTTTTCGGGGGCTTCATCGGCCTGATTGGCGCCGAGGGCATCCGCGAAGGCCTCAAGCGCTTCTACAACCGCAAGGCGGACACCCTATGACCCTGCGCCTCGATGACGTCGGCCTCGACGTGCTCCATCTGCAGAAGCGCCTCAACGAGCTGGGCGCGAATCCGCGGCTGCTGCCCGATGGCCAGTTCGGCGAGGTCACCGAGCGCGCCGTGCGGGCCTTCCAGCAACGTGCCGGCCTGGTGGTCGATGGCGTGGCCGGACCCAAGACGATGGCCGCCCTGTCCGGCCATTCCACCAGCCGCCTGCTCGGCCAGCGCGACCTGCAACGCGCCGCCGACCGCTTGGGCGTGCCGCTGGCCAGCGTCATGGCCCTCAATGCCGTGGAAAGTCGCGGCGAGGGCTTCGCCGCCAATGGCCGGCCGGTGATCCTGTTCGAGCGGCACGTGATGCACGAACGCTTGCAGGTCAACGGCCTGAGCGAAGCCGAGGCGGACGCCCTGGCGGCACGCCACCCCGGCCTGGTGAGTCGCCGGCCAGGCGGCTACGTCGGCGACACCGCCGAGCATCAGCGCCTGGCCAATGCCCGCCTGTTGCATGACACCGCTGCCCTGGAATCCGCCAGTTGGGGACTGTTCCAGGTGATGGGCTACCACTGGCAGGCCCTGGGCTACGACACCACCCAGGACTTCACCGAGCGCATGGCCCGCCACGAAGCCGAGCACCTGGAAGCGTTCGTGCGCTTCATCGAAGCCGATCCGGCACTGCACAAGGCACTCAAGGGCCGTAAGTGGGCCGAGTTCGCCCGCCGCTACAACGGCCCGGCCTACGCCCGCAATTTGTACGACGTGAAGCTGGCTCGGGCATTCGAGCAATTCAGCGACGCACTGCAGGCCGCCGCATGACGCGCTGGCTGCTCGCCCTGGTCGCCGCGCTGGCCCTGCTGATCTGGCATCAGCAAACCCGCATCGACGCCGCCCAGTCCGGCAAGGAACTCGCCGTCAAGCGCGCCGAACAGGCCGAGCAAACCGCCGCGCAGCACCAGGCCAACGCCGACACCCTGGCCGCCACCCTCGCCACCGAGCGCACCGCCCAGGCCCAGCTGCAAACCCGCACCACCGAATTGCGCACCCTGCTGGCCGCCCGCCAGCGCGACATCGAGGAGCTGAAACGTGAGAACGAAGACCTGCGCCGCTGGGCTGACCAGCCTTTGCCTGCTGCTGCTCGCCGGTTGCGCGAGCGCCCCGCCCTCACCGGCGCCGACGCTTATCGTGACTGGCTGTCCCGCCGTGACGCCGTGCGTGCTGCCAGCGACGGCGCCGGACAATAACGGCGCACTGTTCCAGGACGCCGACGCCCTGGAACTGGCCTGGGCCGAGTGCGCGGCCAAGGTCGACACGGTGATCGCTGCTCAGCCCAAGGAAGCCGCCCAATGAACAAGCACGGATCACTGCGCGACCACCTGCAGGCAGCCGTCCCCCAGCTGCGCCATCGCAAGGACAGCCTGCTGGTGTTCATCGACTCCGGTTCGCTGCGCTGCACCGCCGCGCCGGGTCTGTCGTTCGAATACCAGTACGACCTCAACGTGGTGCTGACCGACTTCCCCGGTCACCCGGACGCGGTGATGATCCCGCTGCTGGCCTGGGTGGGTACTCACCAGCGCGAGCTGCTGGAGAACCTGGACAAGGCCAACGGCTCGATCAAGTTCGAGGCCGAGATCCTGTCGAACAAGTCAGTGGACCTGTCCATCACCCTGCCGCTGACCGAGCGCGTCATCGTCAAGAAGCAGGCCGATGGCACCCTGCAGGTCACCCACCCGGACGAGCCGCAACCCGAGCCCTACCTTGAAGCCAGGCACTGGCAACTGATCGCCAACGGCGAGCCGCTGGCCGACTGGGACAGCCCCGAGGCCCCGGCATGAGCGACAACCTCAACGCCCTGGAAGACTGGGCCGGCGCGCTGCTGGCCAAGCTCCAGCCCACCGAGCGGCGCAAGCTGAACCAGACCCTCGCCCGCGAGCTGCGCCGCAGCCAGCAGCAGCGCATCGCCGCCCAGCAGAACCCGGACGGCAGCGCCTACGCACCGCGCAAGCCTCGCAAGAACCTGCGCCGACAAGGCCGCATCAAGATGTTCGCCAAGCTGCGCCAGGCCAAGCACCTCAAGCTGCAGAGCGACGCCGACAGCATCGCCCTTGTCATCACTGGCCGCGCCGGGCGCATCGCCCACACCCACCAGCACGGCCTGACGGATCGGCCGGAGCGCAACGGCCCCGAGATCCGCTACGCCCGTCGCGAACTGCTGGGCTTCACCGAGGCCGAGCTGGAAATGATCCGAGACCGCCTGCTGCACCACCTCGCGTTGTAAACCCCGCCGCTACAACCCCCGGCCCGTGCGCCCTGCGCGCGCGGGCGGCAGCATCGCCGGCATGAATATCGCCGACGTCATCCGCCGCATCGAAAACCTGATCCGTCCCGGAGTCATCGCCGAGGTCCAGCACACGCCCCTGCGCGTGCGCGTGGCCACCGGCGGCCTGCTCACCGGCTGGCTGATGGTGTTCGCCCAGCGCGCAGGCGAAGACCGCACCTGGGACCCGCCCAGCGTCAACGAGCAATGCCTGGTGCTGTGCCCCTCCGGAAACCCGGAACAGGCATTCGCCCTGGTCGGCCTGTACGGCGACGATTTCCCGGCCCCAGACGACAGCCCGACCCGCCACCGCCGCACCTACCGCGACGGCGCTGTCATCGAGTACGACACCGCCGCCCACGCCCTGCGCGCCGAACTGCCCGAAGGCGGCACCTTCGAGCTGATCGCCACTGGCGGCTCGCGCATCGTCGGGCCGGTGCGCATCGAGGGCACCCTGCACGCCACCGAAGCGGTGAGCACCGACAGCACCCTGCACGCGACAGACGCCATCAGCACCGATGCCGGCGTTACCGCCGTTGATGACATCACCACCGACGCGGATGTGCTGGCCGGTGACATCAGCCTTACCAAGCACCGCACCAGTGGCGTTCTGCCCGGCAATGGCACGTCGGGAGTCCCCATCCCATGACCGGCATGAGCGCAACCACCGGCCGCGCCCTGACCGAGCGCGAGCACCTGGCCCAGTCCATCGCGGACATCCTCACCACTCCGCTGAACACCCGCATCATGCGCCGCGACTACGGCAGCCTGCTGCCCGATCTCATCGACTGGCCCCTCAACGGTCAGACCACGCTGCAGGCCTATGCCGCCATCGTCATGGCCCTGATGCGCTGGGAGCCGCGCATCAGCCTGAGCGCCGTGGCGCTAAGCCTGGGCGAGCGCCCCGGCCAGGCCTTACTCGACCTGGACGGCCAGCGCGTCGACACAAACGAGCGGCTGAACCTGCGGGTGCCGCTGCAGATGGGGGCGATGGCATGAGCAGCAGCACCTACACGCCCATCGACCTGTCCCGCTTGCCGCCGCCCCAGGTGGTGGAGGCGCTGGATTACGAACAGATCCTCGCCGAGCGCAAGGCCTACATGGTTTCGCTCTGGCCCGCCGCCGAGCAGGCGGACATCGCCGCGAAACTGGAGCTGGAATCCGAGCCGCTGAACAAGCTGCTCCAGGAGAACGCCTACCGCGAGCTGCTGCTGCGCAAACGGGTCAACGAAGCCGCCCTGGCCACGATGTTGGCATTCGCAGAGGGCGAGGATCTGGAGCACGCCGCCGCTCGCGTAGAGGTAGAGCGCCTGGTCATCACCCCGGCCACCGCCAACAGCCCGGCCGTGATGGAGGATGACGACAGCCTGCGTGAGCGCGCCCAGATGGCCTGGGAGGGCCTGAGCTCCGCCGGTGCACGCAACGCCTACATCTTCCACGCCCGCAGCGCCTCCGGCCGGGTCGCCGATGCCAGCGTCCACAGCCCGGCCGGCGCCGAGGTGGTGTTGACAGTGCAGTCCGCCCTGGGTGATGGCGGCACCGATGCCGAGCTGCTGGCCGTCGTGGCGGACTACCTGTCCGACGAGGACCGCCGGCCGGTGGGCGACCGCCTGACGGTGCAAGGCGTGGAGGTGCTGCCGTACAGCATCACCGCCGTGCTGCACATGAACACTGCTGGCCCCGAAGCCGTTGCCGCTCGCGCCGCGGCTGAGGCCAGGTTGGCGGCCGTCATCAACCCACGTAGGCGTATCGGCGCGCGCGTATCCGATTCGCTGCTCAAGGCCGCCCTGCACGTCGAGGGCGTGAGCTGGGTGGAACTGGTGGACTGGGCCGACATAGCGCCCACCTATGCCCAGGCCGCCTATTGCACGGGGTACAGCATCGAGGTGCGGACATGACCGCCGACCTGCTGCCACCCAACGCCACGCCACTGGAGCACCGCGCAGCCCAGGGCCTGGCACAGATCGAGCGGGTACCGATCCCGGTCCGCGACCTGCACGACCCGGACCGCTGTCCGGAGCCGCTGCTGCCGTACCTGGCTTGGGAGCGTTCGGTGGATCGCTGGGATGACGCCTGGCCGGAACGCACCAAGCGGGAGGTCATCAAGGCCAGCCCGTACATCCACCGCCACAAGGGCACCATCGGCGCCCTGCGCCGCGTGGTGGAACCGCTCGGCTACCTGATCCGCATCGTCGAGTGGTGGCAGACCGATCCGCCCGGCCCACGCGGCACCTTCGAACTGGAGATCGGCACGCTGGGGAACGGCATCAGCGAGGAGCTGTACGACGCCCTGGTGCTGTTCATCGAAGACGCCAAGCCGGCCAGCCGCCACATCACCCGCCTGGACATCGCCCTCGACACCCGCGTGCCGGCCTTCTACGGCTGCGCGCTCACCGACGGTGACGTGCTGGACATTCTCCCCTGGCAATCCGCCGATCTCGACATTCATGTCACCGCCTACCACGCGGTGACCGACCACACCAACGACATCCTGGACGTGTACCTCAATGGCTAACGCGAACTCCCAGTTCGGCGGGTTCCTCACCAACGTGGGGGTCGCCAAGCAGACCAACGCCAACGCACTGCAGATTCCCTGGAAAATCACCCGCATGCAGCTGGGTGATGGCGGTGGGGAGCCGACTCAGGCGCCCGACCCGGTGCCACGCCCCGACCAGACCGCGCTGATCCGTGTGGTGCACGACGCGCCGCTGAATGCCCTTTACCCGTCGCCGGACGATCCCGGCGTGCTGATCGCAGAACTGGTGCTGCCGCCCAACATCGGTGGGTTCTGGATTCGGGAGACCGCGCTGCGCGATGCCGATGGCGACCTGATCGCCGTCGCTGCACCGGCGCCCAGCTACAAGCCGCAGCTCAACCAGGGCAGTGGTCGGACCCAGACCATCCGCATGCACGTGGTGTTCGGGAACACGGCGAATGTGCAGCTGAAGATCGACCCGTCGATCGTGCTGGCGACGCGGGAGTATGTCGACAGGCGAGACAGCGAACGTCAGCCCCTCAATGCCCGGCTGACTACCTTGGCCCAGCAGGTGATGGCTGCGAATCAGTTGATCTACTCGACCGGGCCGGACGAGTTCGGAATGACGGCATTCCCGACCTTCGCCCGCGAGCTGATCGCGGCTGACACCCCGGCGAAGGCACGCGCAAAGCTGGAACTGCGCAGCGCTGCGTTACTGGATGCCACGACGTCGGTGACAGACCGGACGGTGGGCCGGGCAGTGCGCATGGGCGACCTCGGGTTTGGCCAGATGACCGGCCCCGTCAACGAGGTGGACTTCAACAACCTGCCGACGCAATACCCCTACAGCGGCCGACTGCCGAATCTGTATGGTGGCGTCACCGCAAAGAACAGTCCAAAGGCCGGTGAGTTCTTCTGGTATCTCCACCAGCACCTCCGCACAGCAAGCGATGGGACAACCTCGGTGCTGCAGGTGGCGTTCCCCTACCGGGCAACGGTCGATGGATTCTGGTTTCGTAGCCGTTACCAGAACACCTGGTCGACATGGGAAGAGATCAAGTGCGCCCGCCAGCTTGCCGAGATTTACGCGCCGTTGGCCTCACCGGCATTTACCGGCACGCCGACTGCGCCAACTGCACCGGCCGGAACGAACAGTGCACAGATCGCCACCACGGCATTTGTGCGCGCGGCCATTGCCGCCCTGGTCGGTTCCTCGCCTGCGGCACTCGATACCCTCAACGAACTAGCGGCCGCCCTGGGCAACGATCCCAACTTCGCGACCACCATGACCAATGCCCTGGCCGGAAAACTGGGCAAAACCGAAACGGCCGCCAAAGCGGCAGCATTGGCCTCCAGCATCATTATCAACGGGGTACCAGTAAACGCTGGGTCGAATGTCAGCATCAGCGCGGATGCGACTGCCGCCTCGGTGCTGGCCGCTATGGCAGCGGCGGGGATAGGCGGGGTGGGAACGTATGCCTTCGCCATACGGACCGCGGGGACGACCGCACCGGGAGCGACTGTGGCGGGGTCGGTCTTGCAGTACTCAAGCACCTCGGAATCGGGGTCCAACACCCCGTTGCCCGGCACTTGGCGGGCGATGGGTTATGGACTGGAATTTGATGCCACCCTGTACTTGAGGATTGCCTGATGGAAGTACGGTCTCCACGATTCAACAGTCATGGAACTTTTGATTGCGAAGTTTACGACCCGGCATATGGCTGGATTCCATTCACTACCTCGCCAGATGATCCCGAGGCGCATGGACGCGACCTCCATGCACGCATCCTGGCTGGGGAGTTCGGCGATATCGAACCTTACATCGAGCCTGATCCCGTACCGCCGACGCTTGGGCAGATCCAGGACCTGCGCCGCGCCGCCTACGCCGCCGAGTCCGACCCCCTCCGCAACGAGGCCGACTATGACGCCCTGGTGAGCGGCACCGAACCCGACTACACCGCCTGGATGGCGGCGGTCGAGGCGATCAAGGCCCGCTATCCGCTGCCCGAGTTGTAACCACCCCCGCTACAACCCCCGCCAGTCGCTCCCGCCACGCGCGCGCGTCACCCTGCGCAGGACTACCCACTCCTGCGCAGGTTTGCCCAATGACCGATCACCATCACGGCGTCCGGGTCCTCGAAATCAACGAGGGCTCGCGCCCGATCCGCACCGTCTCCACCGCCACTGTCGGCATGATTTGCACCGGCTCCGACGCCGACGAAACCGTTTTCCCCCTCAACAAGCCCGTGCTGCTCACCGACGTGCTGCGCGCGTCCGGCTCGGCCGGCGAGATGGGCACCCTGGCCCGCAGCCTGGATGCCATCGCCGACAACGCCAGCCCGGTCACCGTGGTGGTGCGCGTGGCGGACGGCGAAGGCGCCGACGACGAAGCCAAGGCCGCCGACCAGGCCGTCAAGATCATCGGCGGCGTGACGCCCACCGGCGAGTACACCGGCCTCAAGGCGCTGCTGGCGGCTGAATCGCAGCTGGGCGTGCGTCCGCGCATCCTGGGCGTGCCGGGTCTGGACACCCTGCCGGTCACCACCGAGCTGATCAGCATCGCCCAGAAGCTGCGCGGCTTCGCCTATGCCAGCTGCATGGGCGCGGAGACCGTCTCCGACGCCATTGCCTACCGCGAGGGCTTCGGCGCCCGCGAGCTGATGCTGCTCTGGCCGGACTTCATGGCCTTCGACACCGCCCTGGCAGCCGACATGCCGGCCAGCGCCGTGGCCCGCGCCCTGGGCCTGCGCGCCCAGCTCGACCAGCAGATCGGCTGGCACAAGACCCTCTCCAACATGCCGGTCAACGGCGTGACCGGCATCAGCAAGCCGGTGTTCTGGGACCTGCAGAACCCCGCCACCGACGCCGGCCTGCTCAACGGCAGCGAAGTCACCACCCTGATCCGCCGCGATGGATTCCGCTTCTGGGGCTCGCGTACCTGCAGCGCTGACCCCTTGTTCGCCTTCGAGAACTACACCCGCACCGCCCAGGTGCTGGCCGACACCATGGCCGAGGCGCAGTTCTGGGCGATGGACAAGCCCATGCACCCGTCGCTGGTCAAGGACATGCTGGAAAGCATCAACGCCAAGTTCCGCGAGCTGGTCCGGGGTGGGTACCTGATCGGCGGCGAGGCCTGGTTCGATGAGTCCGCCAACGACAAGGACACCCTCAAGGCCGGCAAGCTGTTCCTGGATTACGACTACACCCCCGTGCCGCCGCTGGAAGACCTGACCCTGCGTCAGCGCATCACCGACCGCCACCTCATCAACTTCGCGGCCGGCATCAAGGCCTGACAGGAGATCGCCCATGGCTATGCCCAAGAAACTCAAATCCATGCTGCTCTTCAACGAGGGCAACAGCTACGTCGGGCAGTGCGCTTCCGTCACGCTGCCCAAGCTCGGCCGCAAGTTCGAGTCCTGGCGCGGCGCGGGAATGGATGGCCCCGTCAAGGTCGACCTCGGCCACAGCGACGACGGCATCCAGCTGGAATGGACCCTCGGCGGCTGGGACCTGACCGCCCTCAAGCAGTTCGGCGCTACCAAGATCGACGGCGCCATGCTGCGCTTCAGCGGCTCGGTGCAACGCGACGACACCGGCGAAGTGAGCGCCGTGGAAGTGGTAGTGCGTGGTCGCCACGAGGAGATCGACTTCGGTGAGAGCAAGTCCGGCGAGGACACCGAGCACAAGTACGTCACCACCTGCAGCTACTACAAGCTGACCATCGGCGGCGAAGTGGTGATCGAAATCGACCTCCTCAACTTCATCTTCAACGTCGGCGGCGACGACCGTCTGGCCGCCCACCGCCAGGCCCTCGGCCTGTAAACCCCACCCAGGCGCCGCCGGCGACGGCGGCCTACCCACTCAAGGAATCCAATCATGGCCAAGCAAGAAACCACCGCCGCCCTCGACCAGACCGAGGCCAAGAAGAACCCCAACCAGGAAACCGTGCCCCTGGACAGCCCCATCCAGCGCGGCGAGCAGACCATCAATGAGGTCCTGGTGCGCAAGCCCATGGCCGGCGAACTGCGCGGCGTCTCGCTCCAGGACTTGCTCCAGATGGACGTGCTGGCCCTGCGCCGGGTGCTGCCGCGCATCACCATCCCCACCCTGACCGAGAACGAAATCAGCCGCATGGACCCGGCAGACCTGACTCAGTTGGGCGTCGCGGTGACCGGTTTTTTGGTGCAGAAGCGCTTCAAGGAGGAGGCCTCCCTCACCGCGTAGAAGACGCCATGGCGGACATCGCCCTGGTGTTTCACTGGGGGCCGGCGGACCTCAATCCGCTGCCCCTGTCCGAACTGATGGAATGGCGGGAACAGGCCCGCCGGAGAGTCGACCCCGATGGCGCGTGATCTGAAACTGGCAGTCGTGCTGCAGGCCGTGGACCGGGCCACCCGCCCGATCCGCAACGTGATGCAGGGCAGCGAAGGCATGGCCCGGCAACTCAAGGCCAGCCGCGAAGCGCTCAAGGGGTTACAGGGGCAGCAGCGGGACATCAGCAGCTTCCGGCAGCTCAAGAGCGCCGCGCAGCAGACCGGTCACGCGCTCCAGGAGCAACAGGCCGAGGTGCGCCGGCTGTCCCAACAGCTGGCCGCGACCAACAAGCCCACCCGGCAGATGCGCCAGGAATTCCAGCAGGCGGTGCGTCAGGCGCAACGCCTCAAGCAGCAGCACCAGGGCCAGCAGCAGGAACTGCACGGCTTGCGCACCCGACTGCAACAGGCCGGCATCGGCACGCGCAACCTGGGCGAGCATGAGCAGCGGCTGCGCCGGCAGATGGCCGAGGCCAACCAGGACATCACCGACCAGACCGAACGCCTGCGCAAGCTCGGCCAGCAGCAGAAGCGCCTGGCCGAGGCCAAGGCCAGCTATGAGAAAGCGCAAGGTCTGGCCGGCAGCATAGCCGCCACCGGCGCCGCCGGGGTGGCCAGCGGCACCGGCATTCTGTACGCGGGCGCCCGTCTGATGGCCCCGCAGATGGCCGCCGATCAGCAGGGCGGGATCATCGCCGCGCAGACGGGCGAAGGCCGCGAGCAGGCCACCCGCTACACCCAGATCATCCAGAGCATCCGCACCGAGGGCGTCAGCGACGACATGGCCGCCATCGGTGCCGCCGTGGGCGCGGTGCGCAGCACCCTGGGCGCCCTGGGCGAAGTGGGGGATGACGAACTGCAACGCATCAGCCGCCGCGCCCTGGACATGAGCGCCGTGCTGGGCGGCGACGTGGCGGAGAACATCCAGGTGGCCGCGATCATGATGCAGAACGGACTGGCCAAGAACAGCGACGAGGCGCTGGACCTGCTCACCCGGGGCATGCAGTCCGTCTCCACGCAGATGCGCGGCGAGCTGCCCGAAATCCTGCACGAGTATTCGACGCACTTCCGGGGCATGGGCTTCGACGGCCAGGAGGCCATGAGCCTGCTGGTGGAGATGGCCAAGCAGGGCAAGTTCGCCCTGGACAAGACCGGCGACGCCATCAAGGAATTCAGCATCCGCGGCTCGGACATGAGCAAGGCCAGCCAGGAGGCCTACGAGAGCATCGGCCTGGACGCCGAGGCGATGTCCTCGGCCATCGCAGGCGGCGGTGATGGTGCCCAGCGCGCCCTGCAAACCACCGCCAAGGCGCTGCTGGCCATCACCGACCCCGCCGAGCGCGCCAATGCCGCCATCGCCCTGTTCGGCACGCCGGTCGAAGACCTGGCCGTCGACCAGATCCCCGACTTCCTGAAAGCCCTGTCGCGCTCCAGGAACAACCTCGGGCAGGTGGAAGGCGCCGCCGAAGGACTGGGCACCGTGCTGCGCGACGACCTGCGCGGCGACATCGCCAAGTTGGGCGGCGCCTGGACCAACCTCACCTCGACCATGATGCGCGACCAGAACGGCCCACTGCGCCAGCTGACCCAGGGCATCACCCGCATCGTCGGCCGCGTCCGCGAGTGGATCGCCGCGAACCCCACCCTGGCCGCCAACATCGTCAAGACCGCTGCCGGGCTGGGCATCCTGATGGCCGCCGGCGGTGGCCTGGCCCTGGTGCTGGCCAGCGTGCTCGGCCCCATCGCCATGGTCAGCTACGGCATGAGCGTGCTGCGCTTCGGCGCTGCTCGCTTCCTCGGCCCATTGATCAGCCTGGGCCGTACGGCGCTGCCGATGGCCGCCAAGGGCGTGCTGCTGCTCGGCAAGGCGCTGCTGATGACCCCGCTCGGCTGGATCATCGGCGCTATCGCTCTGATCGCGGGCGGCGCCTACCTGATCTGGAAGAACTGGGGCACCCTGGGGCCGAAGTTCGCCGCCCTCTGGGAGGGCCTGAAAGCCGGCGCGCTGGGCCTGTGGGAGGAACTGAAGGCAGGCTTCAGCGGCGGCCTGGCCGGCATCGCCGCCACCATCGTCAACTTCAGCCCGCTGGGCGCGTTCTACAGTGCGTTCGCCGGCGTGCTGGACTGGTTCGGCATCGAGCTACCGGGGCGCTTCACCGAGTTCGGTGGCATGCTCCTGGACGGCATGGTCAACGGCATCACCAGCCGGCTGGGCGCGGTCAAGGAGGCCATCACCGGCGCGGCCAGCTCGGCCATCGGCTGGTTCAAGGAAACCCTGGGCATTCACTCACCCTCGCGGGTGTTCGCCGAACTGGGCGGCCACACCATGGACGGCCTGCAGAAAGGCATCGTCCAGAGCGAAGGCGGCCCGCTATCGGCCGTGGGCGACATGAGCAAGCGCTTGGCCGCCGCCGGCGCGCTGACCCTGGCCGCCTCCGGTCCGCTGCTGGCCGACGAGCCGATCCGCATCGACAACCGCGCCCCGCTGAGCCCGGCCAGCCTGAGCGCACCGGCGCCGACGACGGTGAGCAACACCTACCAGATCACCATCCACGCCGCGCCCGGCATGGATGCCCAGGCCATCGCCCAGGCCGTGGCCGCCGAGCTGGACCGCCGCGAACGCGCCCGGGCCGCCCGCAGCCGCAGCAGCCTGCACGACCAGGAGTAACCGACCCATGATGATGGCCCTCGGCCTGTTCGTCTTCTCGCTGGAGACGCTGGCCTATCAGGATTTTCAGCGACAAACCGCCTGGGTCCACGGCAAGACCAGCCGCGTTGGCACCAACCCGGCGCGGCAGTTCCAGGGCCGTGACGACGACACCATCACCCTGTCCGGCGTGCTGCTGCCGGGCCTCGCCGGCACCGCGCTGAGCCTCGACGCGCTGCGCGCTATGGGCGACACCGGCAAAGCCTGGCCACTGATCGAGGGCACCGGGAAAATCTACGGCGTGTGGATCATCGAGGGCATGCAGGAAACCCGCACGCTGTTCTTCCGCGACGGCGCCGCGCGCCGCATCGAGTTCACCCTCACCCTGCAGCGCATCGATGACGGCAGCATCGACCTGCTGGGCACCGCCACCCAGGCCGGCTTCGGCCTGCTGCAGGGCCGCCGGCTATGATCGAGGCCGCCCGCAAGCAGCTGGCCTACGCCCGGCCCCTCTGCCGTCTGGTGGTCAACGGCACCGACATCACCGCCGCGGTGGAAAAGCGCCTGGTCGAGCTGACCCTGACCGACAACCGGGGCATGGAGGCAGACCAGCTCGACGTGGCCCTCAGCGACCACGACGGCAAGCTGGCCATCCCCCCGCGCGGCGCCGAGCTGCGCCTGTGGCTGGGCTGGAGCGACAGCGGCCTGGTGGACAAGGGCACCTTCACCGTGGACGAGCTGGAGCACAGCGGCGCGCCGGATACCCTGAGCATTCGCGCCCGCTCGGCCGACCTGCGCGGCGACCTGAAAACCCGCCGCGAACAGAGCTGGCACGCCACCACCCTGGGCGCGGTGCTGTCCGCCATCGCGTCGCGCCACAACCTCAAGCCCCAGGTGGAAGCGAGCCTGGCCGCCGTGCCCATCGCGCACCTGGACCAGGCCAACGAATCCGACGCCAACCTGCTCACCCGCCTGGGCCACGAGCATGACGCCATCGCCGCCATCAAGGCCGGGCGCCTGCTGTTCATGCCGGTGGGCGGCGCCAGTACCGCCGGCGGGCTGGCCCTGCCCCACGTCACCCTGACCCGTGAAGACGGCGACCAGCACCGCTACCTGGAAGCCGACCGCGACAGCTACAGCGGCGCGCGCGCCTACTACTACAACCCCGGCAGCACCAAGAAGCAGGAGGCCATCGCCGGCGCCGACGGCAACCTCAAGGACCTGCGCCACAGCTACGCCGACCGCGAGGCGGCGTTGAGCGCCGCCCGCGCCGAATGGACCCGCCTGCAACGCGGTACCGCCACGCTCAGCTACACTCTGGCCAAGGGCCGCCCGGACCTGGTACCGGACCAGACGTTCAGCCTCACCGGCGTGAAGGACGAGATCGGCGCCCTCATCTGGCTCGGTCGCAGCCTGATCCACAGCTACCGGCCCGAGGCGTACACCACCAGCCTGGAGCTGGAGTCCCAATTGCCGGACGAACAGATCGCCGACCTGCTGGACAGCGGCGAGGGCTACACGGGCGTGCGCGCCTACTACCGCGACGCCAGCGGGCAGCAGAAATACGAAATGTCGGGACGGGGCGGGAATGTGCTGCGGCTCAAGCAGCTGTACAGCGGGCAGGCGGCGGCACGGAGGGCGGTGGAGCGGGAGTGGTCAAGACTGCAAAACGACGAGGAACACACTAGTCGGAGCTAGCTCAAAAAAGATCAACGGCGTATCCTGTCGCCCATGAGAACAGGAGGCTCCCTCATGGCCACTGCAAAGAAAGTCGTCCAGCCGCAGCGCAAGGCAATCGGCAAGGTGCTCACCTACAAGGACGTGGTTCGCGCTGCTCAAGACGGGCAAAAGTCCTTCGAGCATTTCGTCGCGACCGGAAAACTACCTGTCGACAAGTAGGAATCAATGCCGTCGGTAAAGGTTTCGGATCTTTTCAAGGAAGTTTCCGACTGGTACGCGTTCTACACGGTCTTTCACGACTACAAACTTTTCGGTGATCTCCCCGATTTTTTCGGACGAGATGAACCTCTCGATTTGGCCGACATGCGCCATATCCACCTCGCCAGGACAGCCAAAATTCAGGCCCGGTGGTCACGAGAGAAACGGCAATTCAATCGAACCACCCCCATCGGTGAGCCAGAAAACGATTACTGGCTCATCTATGCCTACGACGACGTCGCTGAGGAATACCTGCTCCTGACTATCACAGGTCCAGATGCGCACAATCGCAAGGAATGGGGCTCCTACCTGCGGACAATCTTGGCGGAGATCGTGGAGCCTTGGATATTGGGCCGGTGGACTTACCCAGACATCGATTAGCGTCTGAGCAAATAGAGATGGCCATGTCCCTTCCGCCTCGATAAACTGGCCCCCTATTTGAACGGATGCCCCATGTCTATTGCCCCTTCTTTCGTTACACCTCTGCGCTACCCCGGCGGTAAAGGCCGTCTGGGAGCCTGGCTTTCCGAGCTCCTGGAGCACAACGGGCTGACGGGTGGACTGTACGTCGAGCCGTATGCCGGAGGCGCCGGCGCCGCCATGTACCTGCTGGCGAACAATCATGTTGAGCGCATTGCGATCAATGATATCGATCCCGTGGTGCATGCCTTCTGGTGGGCCGTGCTCAACGATACGGAACGCCTCGTGGACAAGGTCCTGGACACGCCCGTGACCATGGAGACCTGGCATCAGCAGCGCGAAGTGATTGCCAACGCAGCCACACATGACCTTACGACGTTAGGGTTCGCCACCTTCTTTCTGAACCGCACCAACCGCTCGGGCATGATCAAGGGTGGCGTGATTGGCGGGCAGAAGCAGACGGGAAAATACCTGATCGACGCTCGCTACAAGAAAGAGCAGTTGGCAGAGAGAATTGCGCGGATTGGCTCGATGCGGGACCGAATCCAGCTGTTCAACATCGACGCTCTCGAACTGCTCCGCCACCCCGAGCTTGATCTGAACAACCGATCACTGATCTACCTGGACCCGCCCTACTACGAAAAGGGCAGCCAGTTGTACCGAAACCATTACAAGCCCGACGACCATCAAGAAATTGCGCAGGCTGTAATGGCCATCGAAACGCCTTGGCTCGTCACATATGACAACTGCGACGAGATCAAGGGGCTATACAGCGAGGCGCAAGGGGTGGAGTTCTCCCTGCATTACTCCACCAACATGTTGAGACCTAAAGCTACCGAGGCAATGTTCTACGGAAATCTCCGTCTGCACTCCGCCCCCACACTTAGGCGCTAGACGCATCATCCGCAAGCAAGTACCTGATCAAAGGAGAAAGCTTGTTTGCGACATCACGCGCTTCGAGCTGAACAAATACATGCTGGTCATTATGAGCAACAAGATTTAGCAGGATTCTTGGCACGGAATTTTGATTTGATAATGACGTACGCAGCTGGATGTCGGATATGGTTTTTTCACAATCCACTGCAAATTTCAATATTTTATCAAGCGAAGGAACCGCACCCTGCTGAGCATACTTCGAAATGCAAGACCCCCAGCTACCAACCCTTTTCATTCTATAAATAAGAGCTATCTCTAGTAGCGATCTGAGAAGCAGCCCCGTTGCGTATGGGAAGTCTTCAGGCCTAATAGTTTGAAGCTCCTCCAGCAAGGCTGTTGCCTTATCATTTCCGATATTAGATGAGATATCGTCCGGAAGCGCCGACTCTCGCGGCCTTTTCTTAGGCTTGGGCGGCTGCCTCTTAGCCTGGGCTTTGGGCTGAGGATTTTGTGGAAGTTTTGGCAGAGCCGGAATTTCCGGAACCAACTCTTTTGCCGAAACAGAACTCTCAGTACGCGCGGGTTTAAGCTCCTGAGGAAGCTCAGACAAATAGTGCCTTACGCCATCAGCGTCATTTAGAGTACGACTGGTAAGGCGAGCCTTGTCCTGCCCAGAAAGCTGCGGTATTGAGTCGTATACAAAACGCTTGAGTACAGGCTCAATAGTCTCCTTTGTCCAGCAGAAACTAACCCACCCATCGTCACCAATGGACACAGCACCCAGCTCATCGCTCGTAACCTTGCTTTGGAGGAGCCTTCTCAAGGCTTCAATAGGGAACTTGTCCATATTGCTTTCAATTATTTCCCTTTCCTCTTTACCCCAACTCAGACCAAGGAAAAGGTCAAACATGCGAGCCTCTTGAATACAATCCTTCAGATCCAGCTCGGCAAGCCCAGTGTCCTCCATAACGTCAGCCATTTCTTGGCCTTCTGCAAACGCGTTGATCGCGAAGCGACCTTGAGCATACCTTGACCAGCTTATCACCGGTGCCTCATTAAGGTGCCTCGATGCAAGTAACTGCATTGCAGCCTGCCTAGAAGGAGCAACCACAACCGGGATTTTTTCAAAGCTAGCCTTATATGGCTGAGCAGCGAGAGCCCACTTTTTTACGTAGCGAAGATGCTTGTCCGGAGCCTTCTCAGGGTCGAGCAGAGCCTTGCACGCTGCAAGCCTCCTGTTGCCTTCGATTGCAATATATCCTCTGACTCCCTTCCTGATTACGACAATGCGCTGGTCCGGATAAAATCCAGACTTGGCGATCGACTTAATCATTTCCCTGACCTTGCCCATATTAAATATTTCTTCCAGCACCTGACTTTGCGTAGCATCGTCGGGCAGGCCCGGAAGGCGAGGATTCTTGGGATCAAGATCAATACTTGAAGGAGAGAGTGAAAATGTTTCCCAAGTCTCATAACCCATAAACTACCACTCCATTAAAAAAAGCTAGCCTACCCATCAGTGCATTTTTTTGAATTAAAAGAGAAATTCCTTCAGCCTCTCTTAACCCACTGCAAGGCACTAAGAACTTCACCAGTCTGGCAATCCACAAGATCATCAATAATCCGATCCAGACGGAACGTCCGCTCAGCACCACGCTCGTGGCACTCGCCCTTAAGATAAGTTGGCGTAACGGAGTGAACGGTAACGCGGCGCAGAGTGACAACGCCGTCAGCATCACGATATTTGAACTCGACTTCTCCAATGCTCCATCCGGTGCGAATGGCGCGGGTCTTGGCTTTAGGAGAGGCTGGCTTAACCGAAGAAGCAGACTGCTTGGCGAGGGTTTCTTCTATCGCGCCGGGCACTGCGGCGGCATAAGCAGCCATTGCCAGCGAAAGCAAGCAAGCCAGTAGGACCCACCCCCAGCCAATTCCGTCGGCACCTTCGCCTGGGAAAAGCATCCACACGAGAGCTGATGAGATGAGCACGGCAATACCAATTGAAACCCCATGCCGGCGCAACTTCCCGGAGCCATCAACCGACATCAACCAGTAGTTCGCATACCACACACTAGCGAAGCTACCTATGACCGAGGCAGCGGCAAGAAACTCTTTCACACAACACTCCCTGTACTTCTTACCTAGCGAAAAGCGACAACCCAAGAGCTCGACAAGCTGGCACATGTTCTTAACGGGAACAGATCATGCCAGCCTTTTGATATCAGCGACAACGGCCTCAAGCTCCTGGAGGCGCTGCTCAAGGGCTTTCAGCCGTTTCTTTTCCTCAGCAGCGCTCTGTATCTCTCGCTGGGCGTCCTCATCCAGGGCGCGGTACAGCTCCAGGATTGCCTGCTCACGGGGGTTCGCAGGCTCGGATGATGCGGCGGTGGCCTGCGCGCTTTGGCCGCGCAGCATCGGACCCTCGCCTGTCAGCAGCCAGTCAATCGAAATTCCCAATTGGGACCCAAGGGTGATCAGTGCATCAGGCCGTGGCTCTCGATGACCACCGGCCCAGTTCTGAAGGGAGCTGTAGGAGATTCCGCAGCGATCTGCGGCCTGTTTCAGGCTTAGTCCAAGCGCATCAACTGCTTCTCTAATTCGCTTTCCAATTCCCATATGGGAAAATTCCTCTTGACGAATCCCATTTGGGAATCTAAGGTGCGTCGCATTGGGAACATATTAGCCAAGCGAGACCCTTGGAACCATGAATAAGCGCCAGATCCAAGCCCGACTTATTGAGCAAGGCCTCAGTTTTCGTCAGTTCGCGCTGACCAAAGGTTACGAGCCGCGCACGGTGACCCAGACGGTCGAACGCTGGGCCGGCTCTGAAACCCTGCCCAATGGGCGCATCGCCTTCTCCGTCATGCGCGACCTCTCGACTCAGATCGGCGTGGAGCTGATCCCCGGCCTGCTGGATCACCCCTTCGCCAAGGCCTGCTGAACCTAGCCCTTGGCCATTACCGGGAAAACGAGAAGATGAAGCGCCCGATCCTTGAAACCCGCCGCCAAGTCATGAGTGCCGTGGTGTGTACCTACCCCGGCGGCCGCGAGTGCGCCGCCGCCCGCCTGGGCCTGCCGCTCAAGCGCCTGGACAACCAGGTCTATGAGAACGCCGGCGCCCAGCCGCTGAATGACGCCCAGTTGCACCTGCTGGAGCAGACCACCGGCACCACCCACCTGCCCGACTACATCTGCGCGCTGTATGGCGGCGTGTTCGTGCCCATGCCCGAGCAGGGCGAGCTGGACAACGTGGAGCTGTTCGAGCGCGCCCTGAACACCCAGGCCAAGCGCGGCCGGGTGGATCAGCTGATCGTCCAGGCGCTGGATGACGGCCTGATCGACGAGGCCGAGCTCGCCGAGATCGTGGCCGCCCACCGGGTACACATTGCGGCGCGGCATTCCGAAATCGGCGCCGTGATCACCCTGCACCGCAAACAGAACGACCAATAAATCCGGCGCCAAGGCGCCCCTGTTTTACCGGCCCGGCCGGAGCCGTTGGGGAGAGCAGTTTGAGTACCTACAAACTCGTATGCCCGCATTGCCACGGGCGCATGCGGATCAGGACCAGCGATGGTCAACACATATTCCTGCGCATCGCCTACCTGCAGTGCACCAATGAGGCGTGCGGCTGGTCGGTGCGGGCCGAGTTCCAGATGACCCACGAGCTCAGCCCTTCCGGCATGGCCAACCCGACCGTGCGCCTGCCGGTGGCGCCCACCACCCTGCGCCGGCAAGCCATGCAGCGGGACGACGAACAGCAACTGGACCTGATCGACACACTGGAGGCCGCCCATGGATAACCACAACGACTACCAGGAGCAGATGACCGACGCGGCCCGGCAGTTCGTGGCCCGCCACCGCGACGAACACCTGGGCAACGACCAGCAGTTGTTCGAGCGCACCACGGACTACCTGGTGACCTCGCTGGACGTGCCGGCCTTCATGGCGCCGCGCCTGGCGCACCTGGCCATGAGCCCGCCGCCGGAAAAGCCAGTCCTCTTGGGCTGGGACATCGGCACCGCTTAATCCGAACCCCTTGAGCCCATGCCCGCCTTTCCGTGGGCAGGGGATTGCTACGCCCGAATTTCAGGTGCAACCCATGAGCAGTACGCAAATCACCGTTTCAATCCAGCTCTCGCCCACCCAGGCCGAGGCCTACCTGGCCTGGGTGGTTCGCCAGTACGAGTTGGCCATGACCGAAGTCTGGTATTCCGACCGCTACCGCAAGGTGCCGGAAGGCATGCGCGGCCCGGCCGTGCTGCGCGACCACCCCTACATCGCCGGCTTGAACCGCACGGCGCGCGAGCTGCGCAAGCAGGTGCGGGCATGAAGAGCATGGACCGAGAGATCCGCGCCGAGGTGCTGCGCCGGCTGGAGAGCGACTACGGCCTGCGCCCCGTCACTGGCACCCACTACCTGCGCAAGGGTGAATGCCCGGCCTGCGGCAAGCGGGAGCTGTATGCGCGTCAGGACGAGCCCTGGTTCATCAAGTGCGGCCGCGAGAGCAAGTGCGGCCAGATGTGGCACGTAAAGGAACTGTTCGAGGATCTGTTCGACGACTGGAGCAAGCGCGCCCCGGCCACCGAGCAGGATCCGCTCGCCACTGCCCGCTCCTACCTGACCTTTGCCCGCGGCTTCGATCTGAGCCTGATCAATGGCTGGTTTACCCAGGAAAACTACTGGGACCGTGACCTTAGCATCGGCAGCGCCACGGTGCGCTTCGCCCTGGAGAAAGGCGGCTACTGGGAACGCCTGATCGACCGGCCGCACCGCTTCGGCAAGAAGAAGGCGCGTTTTGCGCCTGGGCAGAGTCCACGCGGCTACTGGTGGTGTCCGCCTTGTGTGGATCTGCTGGCCGTGGATGAGCTGTGGATTGTCGAGGGGATCTTCGACGCCATCGCCCTACTCCACCATGGCATCGCCGCCGTAGCGGCTATGGGCAGTGGCTACTACCCCGAGGAATCCCTCAAGGCGCTCCGCACCCTGCGCGCCGAGCCCGACAGCAAGCTGCCGAAGCTGGTCTGGGCGCTGGACAACGAGCCGGGCGCACACCGCTTCACCCGTAAGCACGCCAAGCTGGCCCGCGAGCTGGGCTTCCACTGCGAGGCCGCGCAGATTCCCCAGCGCGAGCGCAAGCACGACTGGAACGACCTGCATCAGCGCTGGCAATTCATCGAGGACGCTGAGAAGCGCACTGAGCAGATCGAGCGCGACCTCAAGGAGGCCCGTCACCACGGTGCGCTGCTGCTGGCTGAGAGCGCCGAAGAGAAGGGTGTGCTGATGTACCAATGGCGCGAGCGCCACGAATTTCACTTCGGCTTCGACAGCCGCCTGTACTGGTTCAAGCTCGACCTGGAGCGCTTCAACAAGGCCCTGCAGGCCCTGGAAGAAAGCGACGAAGCCGAGGACCGTGCGCTCACCGACCGACAGATGCGCGCCAAGGCGCTACGCCAGGCCGGCGCGGTGGTGGAGATCGCCAACTGCTACCCGCAGGCGCTGTATTTCCAACGCAACGAGGTGACAGACGAGAGCTGGTATTACTTCCGCATCGACTTTCCCCATGACGCGCCCAGCGTGCGTAACACCTTCACGGGTGGCCAGGTGGCGGCGGCCTCGGAGTTCAAGAAGCGCTTGCTGGGCATGGCGGCCGGCGCGGTGTTCACCGGTACCGGCTCGCAGCTGGACCGCATCATGAAGGAACAGCTTTACGCGCTGAAAACCGTCGAGACCATCGACTTCATCGGCTACAGCAAGAACCACGGCGCCTACGTGTTCGGCGACCTGGCCGTGCGCGGCGGCATCGTCGAGAAGGCCAACGACGAGGATTACTTCGAGTTCGGCAAGCTGCGCCTCAAGACGCTGCAGAAGTCCATCCGCCTGGAGCTGGCCCTGTCCGACGAGGGCTACCGCAGCGAGTGGCTGGACTGGCTGTGGACCTGTTTCGGCGCCAAGGGCGTGATCGCGCTGGCCTTCTGGTTCGGCTCGCTGTTCGCCGAGCAGATCCGCGCGGAGTTCCAGTCCTTCCCGTTCCTGGAAGTGACCGGCGAGGCCGGCGCGGGCAAATCCACCCTGCTGATGTTCCTGTGGAAGCTGTTCGGCCGCCCGGACGAGGAAGGCAAGGACCCCTCGAAGATGTCCAAGGCCGGTCTGCGCCGCTGGCTCGCCCAGGTGAGCGGCATGCCGCTGGTGATGCTGGAAGCCGACCGCAGCGACGTGGCCGGCAGCGGCCACGGCAAGGCGTTCGACTGGGACGAGTTCAAGCCGATGTTCAACGGCGGCTCGCTGGGCGTGACCGGTGTGAAGACCGCCGGCAACGAAACCCACGAGCCGCCCTTCCGGGGCACGCTGGTGATGAGCCAGAACGCGGCGGTGCAGGCCTCCGAGGCCATCATGACCCGCATCGTGAAGCTGCATTTCGTGCGCCCGGAGGTCACCAGCACCAGTCGCGCGGCGGCGGACAACCTCAACCACCTGAGCACCAAGGACGTTTCCCATTTCCTGCTGATGGCAGCGAAGAAGGAGGCCGCCGTCCTGGAGCTGTTCCGCGAGCGGGTGAAGGTCCACGAGACGACCCTGCGCGGCCTGCAGCAGATCCGCGTGGAGCGAATCATCAAGAACCACGCGCAGATGATGGCCCTGGTGGACGCCCTGCGCCTGATCGTGCCTCTCACCGATCACCAGCTGGCCAGCGTGCAGCAGACCCTGATGGGCATGGCCCTGGAGCGGCAGGCGGCGATCAACGCCGACCACCCGCAGGTGGCCGAGTTCTGGGAGGTATACGAGTACCTGGAATCGCTCGGCGACGGCCCGATGGTGAACCACAGCAAGAAGGACGAGCTGATCGCCATCAACCTCAACGAGTTCTGCGAGCGCGCCGCCGAGCACCGCCAGAAGCTGGCCGACGTGAACACCCTGCGCGACCTGCTGCGCGAGAGCCGCCGCCACAAGCTGATCGAGGCCAACAAGAGCGTGGACAGCGCCGTGCGCGCCCACTGGAACCTGAAGAACCCCCTGAGCCCGCGCTGCACCACGGTGAAGTGCTGGGTATTCAAGAAGTGAACCCCGGGCGCGGCAACGCCCGACCCAACTACCCAAGGAGAAGCACCATGCCCCAACAGCTCTACGCCGAGATCCGCAAGAACAGCCGGTACGCCCACCAGGCGCAGCGGCAACGCGAGACTGGCCCCTACCCCTTCCCGGTAACCCTCGCCCCGGAGTGCGACGGCTACGTGGTGCAGGGCGGGTACGGCGGCCAGTACCGGCTGGAGGACGTGCACCTGATCGTCCTGCACGAAGACGGCACCCAGATCCGCATCAGCTGAAACCCACCGGGCGCGGCAACGCCCGGCCACCTACCCAAGGAGAAACACCATGAACCTGCTGAATCGTTTCACCGGCTGGATCGCCCAGGGCCTCGGCCTCGGCGCGCTGGTAACAGCCGCCAACTACGTGCCCGATCTGCTGATGCTGTTTGCGCGCTGAGGAGCCAGCCATGCACACACAACCCATCGGCGCACCCGTTGCCCAGTTGCTGACCCTGATGGCCGTTGCCCTGTGTGGCGTGACGGCCGTATCGGTCTGCCTGGCCATGCTTGCGCTGATCGAGGACCGCCTGCTGGCCGGGCTGTTCGCCGGCGCGGCGGTGGTCCTGGACCTGATCAAGTACGCGGCCTGGCCGCTGGCCCTGGGGCTGCTCGCCCTGGGGCGCCACGGCAGCGCGGTGCTGATGATGGTCTGCGCCCTAATCCTGGGCGGCGTGTCGGGCTGGGCGACCTATGACCGGCTGATGTCCTCGATGCTCGCCGGTCGTGCCCAGCACCAGGCGATCCAGGAGCAGCGCATCACCGACATCGAGGCCGCCCGCCGTGCCGATGAGGCCCGCCTGACCGCGCTGGATGCCGAGGCCCGTTCCGTCCAGGAACAGGCGGCAGCCATGCGCGAGCGCGGAATGGTCAGCAAGGCGCTGCTGCTGGAGACCTCGGCCCTGCGCCGGCTGGATGACCAGCGGGAGCAGGCCCGGGCTCGACTGGAGGCCAGTTCCCGCGAGCTGACCGCGCTGCGCTCGCAGCCGGCCAAGGCGGCCAGCCTGCCGGCGCAACTGGCCACCCTCCTCTGTCTGGGATTCGCGGCGGCACTGGAGATCGTTCCCGCGCTGATTTTCGCGGCGCTGCGCTCGGCCAGACCTGTTCCCCAGCACCGGGAACCGGCGCTGGAGCGCGTCGAGGAAGAGGCAGGCGAGCAAGGCGAGAACGCCCTGCTGGGCGAGCTGCTGGCCATCGTCGGGAAGCTGGAGCCGGGAACCCGTTACGGCACCCGCGACTTCGCCAAGGCGCTGCGCATCGGCAACAGCCGCGCGGTGGCGGCATTCGGTCTCGCGCTGGAGCGCGGGGCCATACGAAAAACGCCCACCGGCTACGTGGTCGCGTAATCGGCAGGCGTTCGAGAGAAGTGGCGCGGGGAGCGGCAACTCCCCGACGCCGAACCTACCCAAGGAGAAACACCATGAATCAACCCAAGGTAAGCGGCGCCAAGGCTAACACAGCCGGCCCCGTGGAAATCATCGCTCGGTTCACCACCGGCACCTACGTGGCCAGGGCAATCGGCCGCAAATGCTCGGCCAGCAACACCATTGGCGCCCGCCAGGCCGCCGAGGCGGTGTGCGCCAAGCTCGGGCTGGACGCAGCAATGCTCCAGGAACAGCCGGATCTGCTCGGCAAACAGCAATCGCTGTTCGTGCATCCGGGGGTGGGGGTATGAACATGCGCACCCGTCCCCCGATGGCCAGCAAGCGGCTGGACCTGCCCTATATCTGCGACATCTGCGGCAACGCCCGTTCGACCGGCAAGCATGCCCGCTGCAGCAAGCTGCGCCAGAAGCGCAAGGACGCCACCTGGGCGGCGATCATGGCCGAGCAGGAAGCGGTGCGCCGCCTGAACAAGGAGGCTCGCCGTGGTTAATCAGCACGCTGCAATCCCTGCGGCCGCTCGCGCCACCGCCCTGCTGGGCGCCGCGCTGTGTCAGCACCGCATCCAGCGTACCCCGGAGCAGCGCGCCCGCGTGCAGGCCCTAGCCGAAATGGCCCGGGCTCTGGGCGCGATCAGCGATGCCGACTGGCAACTGGTGCGGGGGTGCCTGCAATGACCAGCCATCACAAGCCCGTGGAAATGGCCTCCCTCTCCCGCCGCTGCGGGAAGGGAGTCTGGGAGCTGCTGATCTATGCCGCAGACCACGGCTGGCAGATCAGCCTGACCCGAGGCGGCCACCTGCGCCTCACCAAGCCCGGCCGTGGCCCGGTGTTCACCAGCAGCACACCGAGCGACCACCGCGCCTATCTCAATACCCTGGCCATGCTGCGCCGCGCGGACCGCTCGGCACCGCTGCAGCTGACTGCGGATGACGAGGCGAAGCTCGCCCGGGCCGAAGCGCGCTGGCAGGGAGCAATGCGCGAACCGCTGTCCGCCTGGGAACGGGTGGACCTGGAGTTCGAGGGGCGCGACCAGGCGCCTATGTGTTTGTGAGACTGCGCTAGAAAGCGCGCCGCCTGGTTCTAGGGCGCCCCTCGGGGCGCCTTTTTCCGTGGGGCATAGACTCCCCCGCCTTTTCCTGTTCAGGCTGTTTTCATGATCAAGTACGAAGGCGTTGAAGTACGCGGCAACTCGATCCGCGTGTATTTCCGCTACCAGGGCGAGCGTTGCCGCGAACCCTTCCCCGGCCTACCTACTCCCGAAAATCTGGCCCATGCCGAACGGCTGGTGGGCCTGATTACCTACGAAATCAAGCACGGCACGTTCAGCTACGCGCGGCATTTCCCCAACTCGCCCAGGGTGAAGACCAACACACTTGGCCACTACATCGACTTGTGGCTGGACATCAAACGCAACGAGCTGGCCCCTTCTGGCTTCCGGATCTACAGGGGCCGTGCCGAACGGTACATCCGTGCGAAATGGGGCGACCGGCAGGCCGACCAGATCGATCACCTGGATCTGCAGCACTGGGTGCAGACCGAACTGATGCCCATCCTGCACAACAAGACGGTGAAGGAGATCGTCAGCCTGGTGAAGCAGATCTTCCTGCTGTACCGCATGCGCAATCGCATGGCACACGACCCCACCGAGGGGCTGCGCGTGCTGCTGCCGGACCCGGATGATCCCGACCCGTTCGACCGGCGCGAGATCGCGGCAATCCTGAATACGCCGACCGAGCGCGAGCAGGAACGCAACCTGGCGCAGTTCATGATCTGGGCGGGGCCTCGGGTGTCCGAGGCGATTGCGCTGGCCTGGGAGGACGTGGTGGATCTGGAGACAGGCATCGTGCGCCTGCAGCGGTCGCAGGTGCGTGGGCACTACAAGGCAACCAAGACACGCCGCTCCACCCGTGAGCTGAAGCTGCTGCGTCCCGCACGGGAAGCGCTGCAGGCCCAGGCGCGGTTTACCCGCGAGCTGCCGCCGGTGCTCGTGTCGGTAACCGAGCGAGACAACAAGACGGTGCGCGAGCGCAAGCTGCGCTTCGTGTTCCACAACAGCCGCACCGGCGCGGCGCATACCAGTTCGGACATGCTGCTCAAGGGCTGGTGGCGGCCGCACCTGAAGGCGGCCGGGGTGCGCTTTCGCGGCCCGAACAACTGCCGGCATACCTTCGCCAGTCAGTTGCTCAGCAGCGGCGCAGTGCCGTTGGAATGGATTGCGGACCAGATGGGCCACACCTCGACTGACATGATCCGCAAGCACTACGGCAAATGGATCAGCGGGGACGGCCCGGACTTCGTCAGCGTCCTGGAGCGCGCGCTCAATCTGTAATCCGAACGGCATTTCACGGCGGCCACGATCACCAGGATCTGGCCGCTTTTTTTTGCCGTTTCGCCCCGGCTGGTCCCATTTCTGGTCACATTGGCCGAGCGATGAGAAAAATATCTCTATGAATCAATGACTTAGGAGCGAATGTCGCTGTGTTCGAGTCTCTCCGTCCGCACCATCTCCCTTTCGCAACACTTGCCCAAAGCCTGAGAATCAGGCTGACCGGGCACCCTCCTCTGATAATTGAATTACTGCCGGGCACCTCCGCCGAGGCCCGCTTTGTGTATGACATAAAAAGGCCGCTCACGAGAGCGGCCTTTTGCATTGCAGCGGCGAGTTACTCAGCCAGGCGCCAGGTGGTGCCGCCCTTGCCATCCTCCAGGACCACACCCATGGCGGTGAGCTGATCGCGGATACGGTCCGATTCGGCCCAGTTCTTCTCGGCGCGAGCCTGCAGGCGGGCGGCGATCAGCGCTTCCACCTCGGCGCCATCCACCTTTCCTTCGGCGCCAGCCTGCAGGAAGGCGTCCGGCTCCAGCTGCAGCACCCCTAGCAAACCGGCCAGCTCCCGAAGGCGAGCAGCCAACGCGCCAGCAGCATTCAGGTTGTTTTCACGCAGACGGTTGACTTCGCGGATCATCTCGAACAGGACCGAGCAGGCTTCCGGCGAGTTGAAGTCATCGTCCATCGCCGCTGTGAAGCGTGCAACAAATTCCTCGCCGCCCGCCGGCTGTACATCCGGAAGCCCCTTCAGGCCGTTATAGAAACGCTCCAGAGCACCCTTGGCCTCGCGCAGGCTATCTTCGGAGTAGTTGATCGGGCTGCGGTAGTGGCTGGACACCAGCAGGTAACGCACCACTTCCGGGTGATACTTCTCCAGCACCTCACGGATGGTGAAGAAATTGCCCAGGCTCTTGGACATCTTCTCGCCATCCACACGCACTGCACCGGCATGCATCCAGGCATTTGCGTAGGGCTTGCCGGTCGCCGCCTCACTCTGGGCGATCTCGTTTTCGTGATGCGGGAACACCAGATCCGGACCACCGCCGTGGATATCGAAGGTGTCACCCAGACAGCAGGTGGACATCACCGAGCATTCGATATGCCAGCCAGGGCGCCCCGCACCCCACGGCGATTGCCAGCTCGGCTCGCCGGGCTTGGCGCCCTTCCACAGCACGAAATCCAACGGATCCTCCTTGGCCTCGTCCACCTCGATGCGCGCGCCAATTTTCAGGTCTTCGATCTTGCGGCGCGACAGCTTGCCGTAACCCTCGAACTTGCCGACCCGGTAGTACACGTCGCCATTGCCCGGTGCGTAGGCATAGCCTTTATCGATCAGCGTCTGGATCATCGCGAACATGCCGTCGATGTGCCGGGTCGCCCGCGGCTCGAGATCCGGGCGCTGCACGCCGAGGCGCGCTTCATCCTCATGCATCGCCGCGATCATGCGCTCGACCAGCGCCTCGAACGGCTCGCCGTTCTCGTTGGCCCGACGGATGATCTTGTCGTCGATGTCGGTGATGTTGCGCACATAGGTCAGGTCGTAGCCACGGTGGCGCAGCCAGCGGGCCACCACGTCGAAAGCCACCATCACCCGGGCGTGGCCGATGTGACAGAAGTCATAGACCGTCATGCCGCAAACGTACATGCGCACCTGGTTGTCGACCAGCGGCTTGAACGGCTCCTTGGTCTTGCTCAGGGTGTTGTAGATCGACAACGCCAT